CATCTGGGCGTAGTTTGGAATACGGTAAAATACAAACTGCCATGCAATTTGGTAGGAGGAACTACATAGCTTTGATTGCTAAAGGAGCTAAAAAGATTCCTGTGAAACTCTACGGAGGACTTTTAACAGAAAATGCATCTCAAGCACTTGCAAGGGACATATTTTCTGATATACTCACCCGCCTCGAAAATAGAGGGATGGAAATTATTTTCCACGTACATGACGAAGTTGTCATAGAAGTGGATGAGAAAGATGCAGAGGAAACTTTGGATCTTGTCATAGAAGAAATGAGAACCCCACCAGAGTGGTTACCCGATATCCCCCTAGATGCCGAAGGTAAAGTTCTGGATAAATACGAAAAATAACATGCACCATTATAGATACTTAAAAAACCTATCAGACCACCACACTAACACTTGCGAAACACTAACAACATTTAATAAAACTCCGAAGAAGTTTACAGATAAAGAAAAGCGTAGGGCATGGATGAACCATCCAGATACAGATTACGTATTTTATTCTCTGAATGAAGGAACAATAGCCTCTACAAGAATATCTAAAAGGGGTGGTAACAAAGTAGAAGCAATGTATGGCTTCGTTGTTGAGTATGATAACATTGACCCTGATTGGGATAAGGTAGTAGAAGAAGTACTTTCTAAATGTGGACCCTTCCCACCAACTGTTATAACTAGAACTCCTTCTGGTGGTATCAGACTTATATGGGAGTTTGAAGGAAAGCTGCTGATAGACTACAGAATGTTTAACGCTTTTGTCAAAGCACTAGCAGACAAGTTAAGAGTAAGGCGTATGTTTGCAGGTTTCGATGAGTCTTGTTTGGACGCAGCTAAATATTGGTTTCTAGGTGAGATTATTCACGTTACTGAAAAAAGACTAAAGAAAGACTTTTATAAAAAACTATTAATAAAAACTAGTATCAAGCACCCACCACAAGCTCCGACTGCTTTAAGTATCCCACTAGAGGTTATTGAAAAAAAAGTGCGTGAGGACGAGAAATACAAAGGTAGATGGACTTCAGGCTTTAATGTAGGGGATAGAGGACCATTGTTCTGGATAGATGATGGCATAGAAAGAGATGGTTGTCAGGTGACTCTAGATGGTATGGTATGTTACTCAGATAGGGCAGGTAAAGGTTTCTTAACTTGGAAAGAAATATTTGGGCAGACTTTTGTAGATGAATATGAGAACGCAAAACTAGACCATCTAGTAGATAAATATTGGTTTACAGGTAAATCTTTCTACACTTTCATCAACGGAAAAGCATGCACCTTAGATAAGGATCAACTTAAACTAGAACTTCGCCAAGCAGGTTTTAGAACAACAAGGAACGGGCAACCACTTACCGAAGTAGAAAACGCTATCTTAATAATACAACAAAACAGTAGGATAGATGAAGTGGCTCCTATCATATTTGATAAAAGAAGGATAGTAGAGTCAGGACCAAATAAAATTTTAAACACCAGTACACTTAAACCAGTACAACCTGCGGGGGATGCTGATAAAAATAAATGGAAGTTTATAGATACATGGCTCACTCAATTCTTTAAAGATAAAGAGTCTCTCGATTATTTTTATGGGTGGTTACAAAGAATTTATTCTGCTGTATATGAGAAAGAGTCTAAACAAGGACACGCTCTTATATTAGTAGGACCAACAAACAAAGGTAAGTCTTTGTTATCTAACAAATTGATTGGTGGTTTACTTGGTGGGTTTGCTGATGCTTCAGATTACCTTAGTGGTGATAGTAAGTTTAACAAAGAATTAGGTAGGGTAGCTGCTTGGGTTATTGATGATACAACTTCGGCTGCTTCTTTTGCAGAACAACGTAGAGCCACTGAGCTAATTAAAAAAGCAACTGCTAACCCAAGAATTGAGTACCAAGCAAAGTTTGAAGACACTATAACTATTAGTTGGGCAGGTCGGGTAATCATGTCTTTAAACATGGACCCTACCAGTTTGTCAGTTATACCTGCTTTGGACTCTAGTAACAGAGATAAAATACTAGCCTTACGTATTTCTGATAATGCAGAAAGTAACTTTGCTAAGTTGTTAGGAGTCGAAGAAGCCAGTAATACTATTATAGAATCAAAAATAGCTGAAGAACTTCCATACTTTGCTCAATGGTTATTGCACGAATTTAAAGTTCCTAAACACATAAAGGGTGACTCAAGATTTGGTATTAAATCTTTCATTGATCCTGAGATAGAAGAAGTTGCTTTTGCTAATTCAACAAGGTCTATTTTAATAGAAACAGTAGAATTTTTTGTTCGTAAATTTAGAGACTACGATCCTACAAGAACTGTATGGAGAGGATCTGCTACAGACTTCATGTCCCTTGTAACAGAATTGAATGGTGGTAAACCATTAAATAACTTAACCGTGAATACAGAGTTTATGCGTCGTAGTATGCAGTCGCTAGAGGAAGCTTGCAAAGCTGATTCTACTATCAGACCAGTTACTTCTCAGTACAAGAAACACAACAAAATTTATTCCATTGATTTAGATCCGAAATGGGATATAAGTGATCTTGATGACTAGAGATGAAATAAACGAGTTTTGTGAAACAGTAGTTCCCAGTGAAGATGTTATAGTTCCTGATGGTCTTGACGGAGCTTTTATTGGAGTCGCTTTAGATGAAGATCCTACAAGAGCTGTATATTCTATAGAAAGATGTATACAAATATTATCTAAGGAAATGAAACCTGATGAAGCCGAAGAATATTTTTGGGTTAATGTAGCAGGGTCAAGAGGTGAAGGGTATCCTATCTTTATATCTACTCCTGAAGAAACTTATTGAAATAACGTAGGTGAGTTTAGATCACCTATATCAATATGTAGACCAGAGGTTTTGTACACAAAGCCATCAGTATCTTTATCTCCTCTTTGTTTATACTCAGCTTTCTTTAATAGTTTTGTGGTTGGTAACCAACCTACAAGCCAAACAACCATGAAATCCTTACGGACTCTAGTAAAAAAATAAACGTCGTTATCTGGCATGAACTGCTTCTTGCAATTAACAGAAGCAGAGTAATGAGGCTTTGGAGGAGTTGCACAAGACTTTGATTTAACTTCTATCTTTCTTTTCTTGTACTCAATGTCATGTGTATACACGGAGTCACCTACATACTTGCTCCTCTTCAAATATTTTTGTACTGCTATTTCTCCTAAATACCCTGCCATGCGCCCTAAACCCTGAGTAAATGAGTTAGGCAACACTCCCAATTTACAAGACCGTTTGTGGGCGATAACTAAATCATCGCTCGTGGGACGATAGACAACAAAATTGTCCTCGACCTCAAATCGTTTTTTGTTTCTAGCCAAATCAATCTTGGTTTATTCGTTTGAGGAACGTCTCCCATGCAGGGAAAAATATCTCCTCCATGCAGCGAACAACCGCCTCTTGATCATAGTTCTCTAACCAACCCACACCACTCAGTAATAAACTAGCCTCCATCATTTCATGCCTTATTGTGTGTAAAAGGATTTTGCCTTTGAGATTTTTATTTATCTCAATAGTTTTCTTATCGTGTAGATACAATCCGTAGTCAGGGCTATCGCCATTAAAAGGAACTAAGGCGAGCTTTACTCGTCGGCCAGCAATAGAAACTGTCTTTGGAAGGTCCACATTACCACCTTTCTGCAAGCTCCGAATATAGTGTAAGACCCCCCGCTATAGCACAAGCTATCCCCTTTTTATGTTTTAGGGCTAATTCCCAATCCTCTTTATTAGACCCAAAAAATGGTTCTGCGATACAGGCTGGCATTGAGGTAGCTCTTAAAAAGTAAGCCCCTCTACTTCCTTTTTTACGTGGTTTGATACCCCTGCTAGTGAACTGAGGAAAAGAGTCCTCAAATGAGTCCCTTAAAGTACGAGCAAGTAATCTGCCTTTTTCAGAAGTATGCCAGTACAACCATTCGTGTCCTGTTGCTTTAGGGGTTGCTGCATTAAAATGTAACTCAACGACTGTGTCTACTCGATCTTCATCAAGTTTACGGGCTAACCACCGCATTGCCGTTACATAACTACCCCCTTTATAAGTGTGGTAAACCTTATATGGTTGTTTTAATTCCTTGCCAATCATATCGGCAAGCTCGGAATTGTAGTCCCATTCAGTGACTCCAGTTACAGAAGCAGCACCTGAGTCATTTGGTCGAGAGTGTCCTACGCAGATTGCTATCATTACCTATAATTATAGCACGTCTGTACGAAAAATCACTGTGAAACTTCTGCCCCCTGCCCATGAGATTACCCTCTTTAAAGGGATAATCATACCCTTTTATTAGGGTGATGGTTGGTGGATCATATATTGCGCTTTCGTTCAAGCTGGAGTCGCCCACTAAGTCTCTCAATACGCAACTTGGCGTAAGGGCTGCCATCAGCAGCAAGCTCATCAATCTTATCTTCCAAGTCATAAAGGTATCTACGTTGTTTGCCTTTAGTGTAGTTCACATAAGCTTCTAACGCTAATACAATTATGCGGAAAAAATGTCTCACTTCTTTTTAGATAAAATTGACCAAACGACACCTATAAGTGTAACAGCAGCGGATACGCCAGTAGTAACCTCACTATCTGTTGCTATACCATTCTGAGTCATGAATCCTCCACCGAAAGTAAGGACATGACGGATAATTCCTAAGATTGATTCTTTATTCATTTTTTCTTTTTTATTAAATTATATAACGTAATTATAGCTACTGTGATACCTAAAAGACCACCAATGACCTGAATAACCCATTGGATAAATTCAGCATAAGGTATAGTAACAGCTATAAGTGAACCAGTTACACCTGTAACTCCTTTAGTTATTATCTCACTGTTACTCATAATTTTAAAAATATAGCATGTTTTAAGGTCTATCTCAAATACTGTGATTTATAAGAAAACCCTATTAGGAGCGTTATTTGGTCTTGGGACAGGTACTTCTTCGCCTTCCTCGTTCAGTTCAGTCATGGCACTATGCCATATAATAAAATCTTCTGCGGGAGTCATGTCCCTATCAGCCATATCACGAAATAATACCCACCATGCTTCATCACTTACCATGATTGGGTGTTCGTATTCTGTGCCAGTTTCATCTCTAAAAGTTTCAGTTTCTCCTGTCTCTGTCCAGTGTTCACCGATCACTGTAAACACATAATCTTCTCCTTGTTCAATGACACGGAGTTCATCCTCTTCATCAACAGAAGTAAAACCATTAGCTTCTGCAAAAGCAACGGCTTGTTCTTTTGAATTGAATTTTAAAAGTATATCTTTCATTAATCAGCAAGTGGAGGGTCTTCTTCATCGGCATTGTCCTCGTCATCACTGTCCTCATCGTTGTCTTCAACAAAAGGATCTGGAGGATACGCCCAGTCTTCTGGAAGCTCATCCAACAACTGATCGGTATCATTTAGAAGAGCTTCATCAGGAATGCTTACGTGCTCTTCACCTGACTCCTCATCTGTCCAAGTGTTTTTAGCAATCTCGATGTACGCACGAGGATCTTCTTCGGCTGCCTCTTCGCTCCATCCCCACCAGTATTTTGTGCCACTGCCAGTAGACCAGTAGGAAGTGTTCTTTTGTTGTGCTGCTTGTTCGCTACGAGCTTGTGCTTCTTCTTTGCTGTCAAATATTAGATATGCCATGTGATAATTTAGTAAATGTTATAGTGAGTGTTGATGTTGGATTCGATGCCTGTCTTATTGCCACTTTGATCGGAATCATACCAGATCCATTCAGAGAACTTGCCTTCATAGTTAAAGTCATTACCATAACTGTTATAAAGACCCATCTGTAGTTGAGTCCAACCTGTTGTAGCAGCGTCCTGATGATGCACTAACTTTCTTCCATTGAGGGCAGTATGAATTTCATCTCTCGTCATTGATCCTGACGCACCAATTAGACTTCCGTTAGCGTAAAGATTTAAAGAACTTCCACCATAAGCACCTGAGTTACTTGTAGCGGAGCTACCATCGTGAGCAACAAGTCCAAATCTTGATCCATAGTCGTTTGCTGTTGAAGGGTAGAGGTATTGATTATCACTTGTATCTGCTACAAACCATGCGTCGAGATGTGCAACTACTAACTTACCATGCAACTCAAGATTTGATTGGTCTGTATGTTCCCAAGCAGGATGATTCCCTGACTTGATCAGGTCTCCACCGCTAACCAACTGAGGCTGATTCGCAGCAGTCGATTGAGTCGCATGGCAGTTGTTTCCTGTTTGATCGTAGAGGGTTGTGACAAAGCCTTCTACTCCTAACTCCTCAACCTTCACGTCATCAATTAATAATTCAAATGGGCCTTTGGTTCCGTCGAAAACAAAGTCAATCGCATCTAAACTTCCTGTTGCGAGAGTATCAAAAGTTTCTGTGAAGGTGTAAGTTTGTGCTGTTGACGTGAATGTTTGGTTAAGAGCAAACCGCATATTCATTGTTCCTGTTCCAAAACGTATGTCACACTCTGGACTACCACTTAATAATTTTGCCTTGAAACTCAAGCGATACTTCACATTTGTTCTAGCGTCCGTTCCCGTAAAGACTCTCACCCTTGGGTAACCTGTCGATGTTCCAGTGTTTGACAATGCAATCTTTAAAGAACCACTACCACTTATCGGGTTAGCTGTCTCATGGCTTAGTGTTGTACTACTACCTCCACCTTCAGAGTCGCTCCAACCACCTGTATCATCATTGAAGTCTTCACTGTAGATTGCTCCACCCATGAAGTGCTGAATCATATTCTGCTCGATTGGGAACCGCTTTGGCGATGAATCCATGTTTGGGAAGAATACCATTTCTGATATTTTTCCATTATAATTAAATGGCGAGTTGTTTACGTTAAACCAACCCATCCAAAAATTAGAAAACCCAATCGTTGATCCATTTGTAATAGAAAACAAACTTTGATCATTTAGTTTG